TCGACTGTAAGACCGGCAAGTTCAAGTGCTTCGCCTGCGGCAAGGAGGGCAACTTCCTGACCTTCTGGGCGGAGATCCACAAGTGCTCGACCAGAGACGCCTGGTCGCAGGTCCTCGAGAAGTACGGCGTCGACACTCAGAAGGAGGAGGCGCCGCAGAGCTACACCGTGCAGGACTACGCGAACGCGAAGAGGCTGAGCCCCGCCTGGCTTCAGAGCGAGTGGGGTCTCTCCAACGGCAAGGACAAGGACGGCACGCCCTTCGTCCGCATCCCGTACCTGAACGAGAACGGCGAGCAGATCCTCGCCCGAAAGAGATACAACGGCAAGGGCCTCCGCTTCAAATGGGCGCAGGGCGCCGCCGGGAAGCTCACACTCTACGGCCTGCAGCGGCTCCAGAGGATCAACGAGACGAAGACCTGCGTCCTCGTCGAAGGCGAGAGCGACACGCAGACGCTCGTCTCCCTCGGCGTCGATGCGCTCGGCGTCCCCGGCGCCTCGACCTTCAAGAGCGCATGGGCTCAGAAGCTCGCCGGCGTCGAGAACCTCTACCTCCACATTGAGCCGGATCAGGGCGGCAAAACCTTCCGCGAGGGCCTCTGCCGCGGCCTCTTCGAGGGCGGCTTTCAGGGGAACGTCTGGGAGTTTTCGTGCTCGACTCAGGGCGCGAAGGACCCCTCCGAGTTGCTCATCAAGAACGGCCCGGACGAGGCGGCGAAGCTGGTGCAGACGCTGATCAGAGAGGCGCGCCCCGTCAGCCTGAGAGCTGAGGCGGAGAGCATCCCCGACCTGATACCCGACGCGCCGGTGAAGCTGAAGGCTCCGAGCGGCTGGAAGTTCTCGCCGGAGGGCATCTTTCAGCTGGACGCCCAGGGCGCCGAGACAGCGGTCTGCCGGACGCCGATCATCATCACGAAGAGGCTCCGCAAGCTCAACGGCCTCGGCGAGGAGAAGGTCGAGCTCGCGTTTCGCCGGGACAACGAGTGGAAGACGATCATCCTCCCGAGAAGCACCGCGCTCAACAACCGCGGCATCATCGCCGTCTCAGACCGCGGCGCTACCGTGAGCTCCGAGAACGCGAAGAACGTCGTCCGGTTCCTGCAAGCTCTGGAAGAGGAGAACCTCGGCATCATCCCGACCGTCGAGAGCTCCGAGAGCCTCGGATGGCTTCCCGGCGAGCGGTTCCTTCCGGGCTGCGCGCCCGGCGTCGTCCTCGACATGGACGGCCCGAAGCTCCAGTTCGCCCAGGGCTTCACGCCGGAGGGCTCCTTTGACGAGTGGAAGCGCGAGATGAAGGAGCAGAGGCAGAAGAGCAGCCGGTTCCGGTTCATCCTCTCCGCCGCCTTCGCCGCTCCGCTCCTCGACATCACGAAGACCCGCAACTTCATGATCTACAACTGGGGCGACTCGAAGGACGGCAAGACTGCGACGCTCAACGCGGCTCTCAGCGTCTGGGGAGACCCTGACGTCCTGATGCTCAACTTCAACGCGACCCAGGTCGCTCTGGAACGGATGGCAGCGCTCTACAAGGACCTCCCGCTCGGCATCGACGAACGCCAGCTCGCAGGCTCCAGGCAGGAGAGCCTCGAGAAGCTCGTCTACATGTTAGGAAGCGGCAAGGGCCGGAGCAGGGGAAGCAAGGAGGACGGCCTGCGTCAGACTCTGACCTGGCGCAGCGTAATCCTCGCCACCGGCGAAGAGCCGCTCGTCGGCGAGGCCTCCATGACCGGCATCAGCTCGAGGATGATCGAGATCGACGAGGGCGCCTTCAAGGGCAGGCAGAGAGAGGCGGCGGCCATGTACGACGTCACAAGGAAGCACCACGGCCACGCCGGCATTGAGTTCGTCCGCAGGCTCATCGCTGAGGGCGACGGCATAGTGCATCAGCGCTTCAGAGAGGCGACCGACTTCGCCGAGGCACTCTGCGGCGAAGAGTACGCCAACGCCTCGATGCTCTTCGCCCTGGTCGCAACGGCCGACATGCTGGTCAGCGAGTGGATCTTCGGACAGACTCAGGCGGCAAGCCTCGGCGACACTCTGAACATGCTGCAGGACATCATCAGCTCAAACAAGAGCAACGCCGACCGAGACGTCAACGAGGCCGCCGTCGAGTTCATCCGGGACTGGATCGCGATCCACGACCGCAACTTCAACCCGCTCAACGAGCACGTCGACATCTACGGCATCAACTTCCGGGACCGCGGCGAGTGCTGGATCTACCCTTCAGAGCTCCGGAAAGCTCTCAAGGACGCGGACTTCGCACCGGCGAAGACTCTCAAATACATGGCCGACAATGGCTACATTGAGACGGAGGACCGCGGCGAAGGCTGCCGCCGGTTCACCTGCAGAGAGAGCTGGCAGGGCAAGAAGGTCAACGTCATCGTCTTCAACTACACGCTGAAGGAGGGCGAAAACGCATGAAAATCTCAAAAAAAGTGGACACCTGGACACCCGACTGGACACCTTAGTGGACACCTAAAACCGAAGGGCAACTTTCCTAAATATAGGAGAATATAGGAAGCACCAACAAGAAAAGTGTCCAGTGGTCCACAATTTTGCGGAAAATACTACACGTAGAGGCGAAGGCTCCGCGCGCACTCCGCCGCACCTTTTCACTATATGCGAGTATATATTTCCGCAAAAAGAGTGGACACGTGGACACCAACCGGACAGAAAGGAGAACGACATGAACAAGAAACTGATGACCCAGATCGAGACGCTCTGCGGCGAGTGTAAGAGCCTCGAGAAGGCGCGGGAGCGGTTCCCCGGAGACTGGAAGCTGCCGAAGGAGGCCGACTTCCAGAGCTGGATCTTGCAGAGCCTCGCCAAGTGGCGGACGGCCGGGAACCTGCCGAAGGGGACCTTCTGGTGGAAGGAGAGCGCGAGCCCGTACCAGCGGAAGGGCATCCCCGACATCTTGATGGTCGTCGCCGGCAGCGGGCGCCTCTGCGCCTTCGAGGTCAAACGCCCGTTCGTCGGGAAGGCGAGCGACGCGCAGAAGATGGCGATCAGCGACCTCAGAGCGGCCGGCGCGGTCGCTGCGATAGTGAGCTTCCCCTCGGAAGTTCGCGACATTTTACAGAAGGAAGGGATCTACAAATGACAACACCGAGAAAGACGGACAACGACAGCTACGACACCTCGAAGAACGTGACCTGCCCTCAGTGCGGCAAGGAGTTCTACGTCCCCGCGATGAGCATGTGGACGTGGAAGATCGCGCAGAGACCGCCGCAGGCGACGGAGTACAAGATGCTCTACTTCTGCTCCTACAACTGCCGCCAGGCGAAGAGGAAGAGCCTCGCAGCGGAGCAGGCGGAGCAGGACCGCGTCAGGAACGAGGAGCGCAAGAAGAAGGCGCACGAGACCTACGAGGCGAAGAAGAAGGAGGCGGAGAAGCATGACGAAACCTGAAGCAAAGGAGCGGCTCTGGAAGCTCTACTGGACCGCTGCCCTCGAGAAGAACGGAGACGCAACGGAGGCGCAGATAGCCGAGCGGGATCAGGTTCTGCTGGAGCTCTCGTGCCTGGACGCGCGGAGCATGGCGCTCCTCTTCCTGAGATACCGTCAGCACCTGACGTTCAAGAGGATCGCGGAGCAGATGCACTACTCGGTCAAGCAGGTCCTGCGCATCCATGACAAGGCGCTGGAGAAGTACATCGAACAACTGAAAGGAGACGACGAAAATGTTTGAAAAAGTAAACCCGGCACACCCGGACAAAATCGCCGACAGAATCGCCGGCGCCATCGTAGACCTGGCATACAGAATCGAGGTAGACCCGCGAATCGCGGTCGAGGTCCTCATCGGACACGACGAGTGCCGGATCATTATCGAGACCGACTCCGAGCTCGACCAGCACGACATCCTCCGGATCGTCGACCGAATCGCCGGAGAGCCGATGGTCGTGAGCATCAACCTGAACAAGCAGGACCGGCACCTCGCGGCGAACGCGGCTGACTACACCAGAACCGGCGACAACGGAATCTTCCGAGGCGTTCCGGCGAACGCGGAGGAGCTCCAGCTGACGAGGATCGCCGGCGAGATTTACGAGCAGTTCCCGACAGACGGCAAGTGCATCCTCGCCAAGATTAACGGCAAGAAGCGCCTGATCGTTTGCCAGAGCAACGCCGACGACTTCGACCTCGAGCGAATCGCCAGGAAGCGCATGAAGCCCGCGGACACCATCGACATCAACCCTCTGGGACCGTGGACCGGCGGCGTCAACGTCGACACCGGAGCGACGAACCGGAAGCTCGGAAGCGACATGGGACGCGGAGCGACCGGAGGCGGCCTGCACGGCAAGGACCTCAGCAAGGCAGACGTGACGGTGAACATCTACGCCTACCTGAAGGCGACGGAATACTCCCGACCGCTCGACTATTTCTGCGCGATAGGAGACAAGGAGGTCAGCTGCACGACATACGGAACGACGGTTCCGTTTGAGGAGATGATCCAGGTCGCGAGGGACTACATCCGGCAAATTGGAGGCTTCGAGAAGTTCGCAGAATGGGGTCTGATAAGACCTTGACACGCCGCGGCCGCTGCGCTATACTGTCAGAAAAACGAAAGGAGAACGAGCATGGCAGGCAATACAACACTAACAAGGAAGCAGGTCAACGTCATCTACATCAACGCCGGCAAGGGTCTCCTCGGGACCGAGCGCTGGGTGATCTCGCGGATGTACCTCCTCGCAGACGGTGCCGACGTGCATGAGTGCCCTGATCCTGACAAGGAGAAGAGGAAGATCCGCGACGTCGTCGACCTGATCTTCGCCCAGAACCTCGAAGGAGCGCAGAAGGCGCTCGACGAGTACACGCAGGAGACGTGGGCGCGGTTCCCGGACTTCCTGAGAGTGCAGCTCAACCGCGACCCGTTCGGAAGGAGGCGCAACCGTGAAGACGATTAACATGCAGACAGACCCGGAGGAAGCGAAGAGACTGCTCGAAGAGTGGGAACGACACGAGCAAGCGGTGATGGACGGAAAGGCCGAGGAAGAGCCGGAAGAGATCCGGACGTTCACCATCGAGGAGAAGCTGGAAGACGACGAGGAAGACTACGAGGACAACGAGGGCGACTTCTTCGAGACCTTCGGCTACGAGCCGCACGACGACTAAAAAGAACAGAAAACACCTGGGAAGAGGGCGCTCCGGCGTCCTCTTTTCAGTTTGTCCATAAATGACCATAAAAGACCAAAAAAGGCCATTGAAATGAGGGCCGGAGGAGTGGTAAGAAGGAAGTGTGGCCAGAGGGCCCCGCGCGTCCATTATTCGCCTATTTCTCCGGCTTTTTTTCCCGTTTTTCCTTTCACCGGAGAAAGGCGAGGACGCGGTCAGGAAGGAGCGCAAGATGCCGACGAAACCCCTCAACCCCTGCCGGCAAGGCGGATGCCAACGCCGAGCGGTTCCCGGGGAAAACTACTGCGCAGAACACCTCCGGGCGCACAAAAAGGAGGAGATGGACAGCTACAACCGTCTCCGGAGAGACCGGGAAACGCAGCGCTTCTACAATTCGGCCCTCTGGCAGAAAATCAGGAGGGACCAGCTGCAGCGCGAACCGATCTGCAGGATGTGCCTCGAACGCGGGAAGTACACGCCCGCGGTGCTCGTGGACCACATCACACCGATCCGCCAGGGCGGCAGCCCGACGGACGTCAACAACCTTCAGAGCTTGTGCAACCTTTGCCACGAGCAGAAGAGCCGCGCTGAAGGCTCTCGCTTCGGAGCGGCACCGGAGCGGGACGAAAGGGAAGACGATGAGGGCAGGGGCTGACCACCGAGGGGCGGGTAAAATCCCCAGCGCGAATTAACGCCACAGCGCGCGCAGGCCTTCACGCACAAAAACCGCAATTCAAACGTTGTTTTCTGGGCGAGGGGCCCGGAGGGCGGCGAAAACCGGCCGAAAGTTCGGCCAAAACCGGAGGGAAAACATGGCAAAAGACGGGACGGTCCGAGGCGGAATCCGCGCGGGAGCGGGCAGGAAGCCGAAGGATCTACGCGAAAAGATCCTCGAGGGCAAGGACGCGAGCTACCTGAGCGGCGCGGACCTGCCGGAGGTCACGGACATTGAAGGCGAAGACATGCCGGCGGTCGATGACTGGCTCAGAGAGAGCCAGCGTAAGCCCGACGGCTCAGACTACCCGGAAGGCTGGGAAGACTGGCAGGCTGAGACGCTCGCGCTCAGGGTGCGCGCGTGGCTGAAGCAGCGCGGGTGCGACCATCTGGTCACCGAGCAGCAAATCTACAGTTACGCGGTCCCGCAGGCGCGGTGGATACAATGCCAGCGCGCGATCAGCTTCTTCGGGATGCTGGCGAAGCACCCGATCACCGGCGCGGCCATCGAGAGCCCGTTCGTCAAAATGGCGGACAAGTTCCAGAAGAACGCGCAGGCGGCGTGGTTCCTGATCTGGCAGGTCGTGAAGGAGAACAGCTCGGAGAGCTACACGGTCGACAGCAAGGAAGCGGCGATGGCCGACCTCCTCTCATACTAAGGAGGCGAGGCCATGAACATCCAGAAGCTGAAGCTGAGCGAGCTGAACCCCGCGCCCTACAACCCGAGGAAAGATCTGAAGCCGGGAGACCAGGAGTTCGAGAAGCTCCGGAGAAGCATCGAAACGTTCGGTTTCGTCGAGCCGATCATCGTGAACACCAGAACGGGGAACACGGTCGTCGGCGGACATCAGAGGCTGAAGGTCCTGAAGAAGCTCGGCTACACCGAGACGGAGTGCGTGCTGGTCGACCTACCTAAGACCGAGGAGAAGGCGCTCAACGTGGCGCTGAATAAGGTCCGGGGCGACTGGGATCTCCCGAAACTGGACGCGCTGATCGCGGACATCCGGATGACCGACTTCGACGTCACGCTGACGGGCTTCGACTTCGCGAAGAATGAGGCGGGCAAGCCTGACTTCTTCAACATGAGCGAAGAAGAACGCGACGCCCTGAGCGAGGAGGACGAGGAGTACAAGCTCTTCCTCGAGAAGTTCGAGGCGAAGAAGACAACGGACGACTGCTACACGCCGCCGCTGGTCTACGACGCCATCGCGGACTGGGTCGCCAAAGAGTACGGCGTGAAGAAGGAAAACTTCGTCCGGCCGTTCTACCCCGGCGGCGACTATCAAAAAGAAAAATACCCGGCCGGCTCGATCGTGGTGGACAACCCGCCATTCTCTATCGAGAGCGAGATCGTCCGGTTCTACTCTGAGAGGAAGCAGAAGTTCTTCCTCTTCGCTCCGGGCCTCACGGTATTCGCCGGAGCGGTGAAAACGACGCCGACCACGGTGCTCTGCACCTACGCGGCGATAACCTACGAGAACGGGGCGACCGTGCAGACCTCGTTCATCACGAACCTTGACAACCCCGACATCGTCGCCCGCGCAGTTCCGGAGCTGACTAAGCTCGTCCAGAAAGCGAACGAGGAGCAGCTGAAAGAGAAGAGGCGGGAGCTGCCGAGATACAGCTACCCCGTCGAAGTGGCGACGGCGGCGATGATCAACTACCTGAGCCAGCACCAGACGCCGCTCAGTATAAAGCGCAAGAACGTCGCTTTCATCACTGAGCTCGACTCGCAGAAGGGAACCGGCAAGCAGATCTTCGGCGGCGGTTTGCTACTGTCCGAGAAGGCGGCGGCAGAGAAGGCGGCGGCAGAGAAGGCGGCGGCGACACGATGGCCTCTCTCAGAACGTGAGCGGCAGCTCATCAAAGCTCTGGACGGTGATCCGGCATGAAGGACTACAAGCCCTCGCGGTTCATGCTCCCGACGAGCTGCTACGACAAGGACAAGGCAGACCGTGCGGTCGCGTTCTACGAGCAGCTGAGCCACACCATCGGCCAATGGAGCGGGAAACCGTTCAAGCTGATGCCCTGGCAGGAGCGCATCGTCCGCGACCTCTTCGGGATCGTCGACAAGGAGACCGGCTTCCGGCAATTTCGGCAAGCATACATAGAAATTGCGAAGAAGAACGGTAAAAGCGAATGGGACGCGGCGACAGCTCTGAAGCTCCTCTGTGCAGACGGTGAGCCGGCGGCGGAGATCTACGGATGCGCGAGCGACCGGCAGCAAGCCTCGATTTGCTTCAACGTGGCGAAGAGGATGGTCGAGCTGCACCCGCTGCTCCGGAAGAAGATCAAGATCCTGGAGAGCAGCAAGCGGATGATCTACATCCCGAACGGCTCGTTCTACCAGGTCCTGAGCTCCGAGGCGTACAGCAAGCACGGCTTCAACGTGCACGGTCTGATCTTCGACGAGCTGCACGCGATGCCGGACCGGAAGCTCTTCGACGTCATGACGAAGGGCTCCGGAGACGCCA